GTCTTCTACTTCTTCCTCAAGCTCCTCTTCCTGATCATCAATATCTTCAAGTTCAGCTTGTGGTTCTTCTTGTACTTCTTCTTTTTCTTCAGCTACTTCTTCGATAGGTTCTACCTCAGCAACTGTGTCAACTCCATCACCTCCAATGACATCATCAAAGGTAATATCGTCTAATTGTATTTTTTCATTTGGGTCCATATATATATTGTTTTAATTTACAAATTTAGTATTTAATTTAATTGGTTTTTACTTTTTTATATTTTTAGTTTTTTCTTTATTATATAGCACTTACTATACATATCTGCTTTTATATCCTCCAGTTCTAGCTACTTGAGTTTTATTATTATCATTCATAGCTATCTCATTAAAATACATTTTAAATTTAGGTAATGATTCTTTTTTTTGTTGGTCAAATAATTCTTGCAATTTTTCTAGTTCAAGATCATACTTTGTATTTAATTTATCATTTACACTTTTAAATATGTTATCTAAAATTTTAGAAGCTCTTTTCTTTTCACGTTTACTACCACTGTTAAAGTCATTTACTAATGATTTATAATCATTATATTTTTGTCTATCTTTTAATTCACTTTGACTGGTGTTAAATATAGTATTAAAAGATTCCTCATCCATTAGTGGATTTCTTCTGCCTGTTCTTCTATATGAATGTTCTGTTATATTTGATTTTATAAAATAAGGATCTTTTTTAGTAAACTCCTTAGCTACTTCTTTTTTTAGATCTTTTAACTCACTTATTTGATCAGAGTATTTAACTAAAGATCCGTACCCTAATTTGTTTAAATGAAAACCTGGTGCACCTTCCTCTAAATCAACCTTAGTTATTTTTGTATAAGGAGTCTTTAGTAATTTATTAAGATTCTTTTCAGTAAATTCATTTTTATTAGCATCCCATACACCAAGCTTTTTTAATTTAGCTTCGTTCTCTGCTCTAATAGAACTTACTTCTTCAGGCCTCATAGACCATCTACCATATCTATTTTCTTCTGGATCAAAATAATCTTCACCAAATACTTTTGTTAAAAAAGATTTATATCTGTCACCAGGTACTGACGCTCTAAGTTTACGATCATACTTTCTAAAATCACTTCCTGCAGGTCTAAATAATGGGGAGTCATCTAGGTTGTATGAGTGCGCATATTCATGAATTATTGTGCTTCCTTCTTTAGGGCTAGGTCTTACATCATTCTCATTCATTGATTCTCTATCTAGAACATCTGTTAATTGAGCTAAGTATGTATACTTTCCAAACTCTGGTATATTCATCAGCTCTTTATTAAAAGATCCTTTTTTAGCATAATAAGGATTTCTTTTATACATTCCTAAAGCCCCATGATTTAAATCAACAGGTTCATTAGGACCATACCTAAAACTATTAGCAGTTCCAAAAGGATTTACCATAGGAGTAGCCCCTACCCTATAATTTTCTGGAGTTCTAGTAACATATGGAAACTTTGCCATAAATGGTGCTCCTGCACCAGTAAATTCAATTTGATCACTTATTCTAGATGTTAATTCCTCATCGGATAAAGTTTCACCTGTAATATTAAAAATATTTTTTTTATATCTATCTCTAAATGCTTGTGATTCTAATTTAGTTAAAAGATCCTGTTGTTGTCTAGATGTATCTATTTTTGTATACTTATCTTTAATAAAATCAAAAAGTTCTGTTTCATCATAACCTTGCATGTTATAAGTATCTATTTGATTTCTTTCGTCTAATTTAAATCCACCGTCTTCATAATCCATCATAGAATAATCAATTTTCATTGGAGGAGTTAATGCTGATCTATAGGTTTCTATATATTCTTCAGGTGTTTTATTTACTCCTGGTAATTTAAAATCTGTTCCATGCCTAAGAGATCTAAAATAATCTATAGCTCCTTGTCTTCCTGTTAAATTACTTAATGCTGCAATCTCATTAAATGTAAGATTACCTGTAACATCTGAATATGTTTTTGATAAATATTCTGCATTGTCTTTTAATCCTGGTATGCCTGGTATTTCACCTCTATACCTCATATCAAAAATTTTATTTTGTAAAGTTGTATCTGATGCAAACTGATCTCTAGTTATATTTTCTAGTATAGGTAAATCTTTTACTTCACTATATAATTGTCCATAATAACCTGTAGCAGTACTATTTGGATTCATCATATTAACACCATCACTACTTTCTACTCTCCTTAATCCTTTTTTAAGTTCCCAAGGAGCAGAGTCATTACCTATCATATTTGGAAAATCATGAAAACCACCCATAGCAGCTAATTGTGTAGGTTCAGATATAGTACTATCTACTAAATTAGATGGTACTGCTGAAACACTTTCCATGTTTATATTATCTATAGGCTGAGGTTGTTGTGGCATAACTACAGGTTCAGGTGTAGTTACAGGTGATTGCATAGTATCAGAAGAAACTTGACCTCTAAGTGCTGCAATTATATCCTGAGATTCAGAAGCTCTTACTTGTTCTAATATTGCTCTTCTATCTTGATTTGTTAGCATTATTATTTGCTATTTCTTTTTTACTTGCTATGTCTTCTCTTTTAACTGCATTAGACTCCATATCGCCTTGCATTTTTAACTGTAGTGCTTGTTCTTTTATATCTAATTCTCGTTTTTTAAGCTCAAAGTCTTGTATCATCTTTTCTAGATTAAGAGAATTAGCATCTGTTTGATCTTTAGATTCTGCAGCTATTAAAGCTATCTCAATATCTTTTTGTCTATCTTTTTCTCTTTCAATCATATCAGCTTCTAGTTGCACTTGTTGAGCTTCTAGTTGTTGTTGTTGCATTTGCTGTTGTGCTTCTTGTTGCGCTTGTTCTAATTCAGCATTTGCTTTGTCTGCAAGTTTAAGATTCTTCTTAATTTGTGTAAAGCTATCAGAATCTAACATCTCAGCTATATCTCCTGGCTTAGCACCATTTTGCATCATAGCCTGTGTTAATCCTTTAATATTTTGTAACTTCTCTTGATCTTTACCTGCATCAGAGACAAATAATCCAAAGTTAGACTCCATATAATCAAAACTATCTATATCTAAAAAGTCCGTTGTTCCATCAGGTAATACAAACATTCCTCTTTTACCTGCTAGCCATGCTTCTTTAGAATAGTCTAATAAAGCTTGAAAATCTCTCTGTTCCATTCTTTCAAATTTTCTAAACAGATCTTCTGTAATATGTGATGATTGTAATATAGCTTGTTGTGAAGATGCTTTACCTTCGTATGCTCCAATCTCACCTTGTCTTTGTCTACTTACTCCAGATATTTTTTCCCATTCTACTAATATAGAATCTAGTAAAGTAATATACTGACTTATAGTTTTTATAGACATATCCATAACAGATTGATGTTGTGGATTTAGTTGTATACCCTCTTTATTATAATCTACCCAAGCAATACCTGTACCTTCTACGTAGTACATAAATTTATCCATGTCCCACTTTTTAGGGATCATGTTAATATCAAACTGTGCAATAATATCTTTACTTCTAGCTATTGCAAGTTCTAATCTATACTTGTAAATATTGTAATTTAATTGATAAGGTATACCTAGTTTAACTAAAGATATATTTCTAGAATTTATATCAGAATATCTTCTACCATTAATAGGTAATTTACATTTAGAAGGATTTTCTAAAGATAGTCTTTGGTTAAGTATTGGATTTATATTTACATATATTCTACCATCTATTCTTGTACCTTCCCATACTTCATTAACCCATTTAAATTCTAATTTACCCCCTAAATCTTTTATTTCTGCTGGCATTCTAAATCCATCTGCAACTTCTATTTCTTCAAATTCTCCTGTTTCAGGATCTAGATAAGTTAAAAATCCTATTCTTTTTCTAGATTTCCAATATACATTTACAACTTCTATTAGTCTATTCCTATACGCATTTTCATCTTTACCTGATGAACTAGCATATAAAAAAGAAACATCAGTTTCAGAATGTCTTGGTTCTTCTAATTCTAGTATTTCTTGTTCTGATAAACTTTCATAGTATGCATCAATAACTGTAGATGCGTGTACATATTTTCTAACTAACGCCCAATCACCATCTTCTACAAATTCTAAATCTGGATCAAGGTCATAGTCTACATCTAATGGGTTTAGTACTTCATAATAAGGCTCATTATTTCTAACTCCTCTATGTGTGTAACATTCTCCAGTAACTAGATAGTGAAACCAAGCTTTTTGTATTTTATCATACACTTCTTGTTCTTGCATGATATAATTCATAGCTTGTTGTCCTAAAACTGCTCTGTTATCAATGTAATTTAGCTCAAACATATCAGCTATATGTTTAGGTGTTGGTATTTCATCCATGTTTGCACCTATGTCTACACCCATAGCTTGTACTTCTTGTAAAAACTTTTGTCTTAAATTTTGAGCTATTGCCTCAGATTTTTGTTGCTCTTTCATAGTAATAGCATCTGAGTTTTGAACTGTAACAGTATAATTGAGAGGTCTTTTAGATTTTTCCCCTAGAAGAAGATCAATTATGGGTTTGATAATGGGGTAGTTACGCATTTCAGAAGGAAAATTCTTACGGGA